CCGGCAATTCCACGGAAGTTATCAGTCCTGGAAAGCAGCCAGATTAGCAGGGCGAATCCGGTAATCTTTTTTAAGGAAATGAAATGAGCAATAACCTGCTTACCATCTCCATGATCACCAACGAAGCGTTGATGGTCTTGGAAAACGAATTGGTGTTCTCGGACGCCGTTACCCGTGAGTATGATGACCAGTTCGCTGTGACCGGTGCAAAAATTGGCGCAACGTTGAACGTTCGCCGTCCTGCCCGTTTTATCGGCACGACCGGTCCTGCTCTGAACGTTGAAGATTTCAACGAAACCAGCGTGCCCGTGACTCTGAGCACTCAGTTCCACGTTGACACCCAGTTCACCACTCAAGATCTGGCTCTGTCTCTGGATATGTTCTCTGATCGCGTGCTGAAGCCTGCTGTCGCTGCCGTAGCCAACAAGATTGACTATGACGGTTTGAGCATGGCTAAACTGGCAACCGCCAACATCGTTGGTACTGCTGGCACGCCCCCCACCTCGCTGCTGACCTACCTGAACGCTGCTGCGTATCTGGATTCGGAAGGCGCTCCCCGCGATGGTCGCCGTTCGATGATTGTTGAGCCGTTCACCGGTGCAACGATTGTTGACAGCCTGAAAGGTCTGTTCAACCCGAGCGACAAAATTGCCGAGCAATACAAGCGTGGCCTGATGGGTCGTGACTCTGCTGGCCTGTACTGGCGTATGGACCAGAACGTTGTGCCCCAGACGTTCGGTAACTACGCTGTCGCTCTGCAAACCAACACCACGACCTTCACGGGTTCGATCAGCACTGGCTGGGCACAAACCTCGACGATCACCATTGCAACTGCTTCTAGCACTGCAACGATCAATGCAGGGGATGTGATCCAGATCGCTAACGTCTATGCGGTGAACCCGCAGAACCGTCAAGCCTACGGTGGCAACAAACTGCGTAATTTCGTGGTTCAGAGCACCGCTAACCTGACGACCGGCGGCGTGTCCGTGACCGTTTCTCCTGCCATCATCACTGGTGGTCAGTTCCAAAACGTGACCGTGACCTCCACCAGCACGACTGCTACGGTGACTCCGTTCGCTAACAGCGGACAAGTCTCCCCGCAGAACATTATGTTGCATCGCAACGCCTTCACGTTGGCTACCGCCGATCTGGAACTGCCTGATGGTGTCCATTTCGCTGGTCGCGCCTCTGACAAGGAACTCGGTCTGTCAATGCGTGTGGTTCGCCAGTACACGATCAACAACGATTCGATCCCGACTCGTATTGACGTGCTGTATGGTTGGGCTCCGCTGTACCCCGAACTTGCCTGCCGTGTCGCATCTTAATTAGGAAAGGAAACAGATCATGTCTAATCCCGGACCCGCATCAACCCAGACCACTAACTATTTGCTCAATGGCAACGCCTCTGACGGTGTTCTCGTTGGCACTTCTGGTGGCAAAGTCGGACACTATGGTGTCACCCCCGTGGTGCAAGCTGGCGCTATTACGGCGCTGACCGCTGGCCCCACGACTGCCGAGTTTGTTGCTGCCACTAACAGCATCATCACGGCTCTCAAGAACATTGGCATTACGGCCTAATTCTTGAAGTAAAGAGCCGCCCTGCTTACCGGTGGGGCGGCTTTTTTTTGGAGACACCATGCACGTTATGATCGCCATCCCCGCCTATACCGGGGTCGTTCACTTGAGCACAATGAGATCCCTCATGGCTGACACAATCGAGTTGGTCAAAAGAGGCGACACCTTTACATTAGTTGACGACATAGGGAATGCCCTAATAGCCGACTCAAGAGGCGTAATTGCCACCAAATTTTGGGAATCAGACGCAGATTGTCTGGTTTTCGTTGACTCAGACGTAACCTGGCAGGCCGGGGCGCTCCTAAAGTTAGTTGACGCACCCGTAGACCTGTGTGCCGGGGTCTATCCCAACCGAAAAGACCCGATTTCCTATCCCTTACATTATCTTGACAAGCCTGAATTGTGGGCAGATCCCGAAACGGGACTTCTGGAGGTCAAGTCTGTAGCCACCGGGTTTTTGAAGCTGTCTCGGGCCTGTATTGGGAAGATGATTGAGGCTTACCCTGACAAACATTACTATACGGCTGAACGGGACAAGCAGTTTTATCCCCTTTTTGACCACGTTTTTGAGGACGGGTATAAGTGGGGTGAGGATTACAGCTTCTGCATTCGGTGGAGGAAAATCGGTGGTCAGGTCTGGATTGACCCCGAAATCACGATGGGTCACGTTGGATATAAAGTTTTCCAGGGCCATCTAGGAAATTGGCTCAGAAACAGATAAACTCATGTAACCTTTGCAAAGGAATCGCCATGTCGAATTACGCTCAGATTTCAGCAACCACGCTGATCAAGAACTCTCAGGGCAAGGTCAAGGGCATTATGGTTAGTTCTGTCTCTGGCAGTCCTACCATCACCATCTATGACCAGGAAACCCCTGGAACGGCTGTCAAAGTCATTGATACTTTTACCCCTGCTGCCGCCACAAACTACAACTTTTTTGACGGAATCAACTGCAAAAACGGCATTTATGTCGTGATTGCGAGCACGGTAAGCTGCACTGTTTACTACGAATAATGTCAAACGAAACCGCTGTCACTCAGACAACGAATATTGTCCCCGTCCAGGGGATATTTAAGCCTGAGCCAACGTATGAACTAATCACGTTCATTGGACCAGCGGGAACGCCGTTTCTGCCCCCTGTTAGCCCTTTCATTGACGGGGCAACAATCACCAACTCCACCATTAACAGTTCTGTTATCGGTGGCTCTGTCCCGGCGGCTGCATATTTCACCAATATCAGCACGACAACGGGGCAGATTACAACCCTCCCAACGGCTGACACCGACATTGCCAACAAGCAATATGTTGATTCTGTCGCTCAAGGGTTGGACATTAAAGCGGCTTGTCTCTACACAACCACGGGAAACATCACGCTTTCCGGGCTGACAACCCAGGCCGGTGGTGATTGGGGATCGACCCTGACCGCTGGTTCTCGGATTCTTGTCAAAAACCAGACTGCCTCTGCCGAAAACGGCATTTATGCGGCATCTGCAACGGGATGGACGCGCACTTCAGACATGAATGTGTGGAGCGAAGTTCCCTCCGCATTCACGTTCATCCAGCAAGGCACGACTCTGGCAGACACCGGTTGGGTTTGTACGGCTGACCCTGGTGGCACGATTGACGTTACGGCGATGCCTTGGACGCAGTTTTCAGGCGCAGGGACGTATCTTGCAGGCAACGGCCTTCAGATTTCTGGCAATACCTTCTCGGTTAAGCCCAACGGAACCACGATTGATGTGAGTTCTAGCGGGGTCAAGATCTCCGACACTTACGCAGGACAAACCTCAATCACGACTCTTGGCACGATTGCCACGGGCACATGGGCGGGGACTGCGATTGCTGCCAATCATGGCGGCACAGGGCAGACAAGCTACACCACGGGTGATTTGCTATACGCATCTGACGCAACCACCTTGTCCAAACTGAACGACATTGCCACTGGTAATGCTTTGATCTCTGGCGGTGTTGGCGTGGCTCCTAGTTGGGGCAAGATTGGCCTTACGACCCACGTTACGGGCACTCTGCCGATTGCCAATGGTGGCACAGGCGATGGAGCAACTCCTACGGCTGGTGCTGTGGCTTATGGAACGGGTACGGCTTACGCTTTTACCGCTGTGGGAACGTCTGGACAAGTTTTGGTTTCCAACGGTTCTAGTGCGCCAACATGGGCAACTCGCAACAATGGTGACGTTACTGGCCCTGCAAGTTCTACCGACAATGCAATTGCTCGATTTGATGGAACCACAGGCAAAATCATCCAAAACAGCGGCATCACGATTGATGACAATGCCAATCTAGCTGGAGCAAGATCGGTTCAGTTTTCTGGATCCATCCCTGCGAGCACGCCGATTGGAACGATGTGGTTTGATGCTTCATCCGATACTCTGAATTTCAAGCAAAACAACATAACGCAGCAGATCGGTGAGGAAATCTTTATTTATGGTCGCGCTTCTGAGGCGATTACAAACGGTCAAGTGGTTGCTGTTTCCGGGGCTTATGGAACTACAGGTTATGTGACGTTTGAGCCTGCACCAATTGGGACGACAGATCCGACTCATATCATTGGATTGGCGACAGAGGACATTGCTAAGAATTCGTTTGGTCGTATTACCGCTTTTGGCATCGTCCACGATCTTTCAACGTCACCTGGTTATGCTGATGGTGATCCCCTTTGGTACGACCCGACTGTTGTTGGCGGGTACACAAAAACCCAACCTGTTGCCCCAAATATCAAGGTTCAGATTGGTGTTGTAACCAAGGCCGCAGGCGGCACAAACGGCTCTATACAGGTCAAAGTCTTTACCGGACCGACCATTAACGACATTTCCAACATCCAGGTATCTAG